TTGTATTCGTTGTATTTTTCCATGGCTCTTGTTTTAAGATCAGGAAACTCTAATCGTTCTTTGTAAGCATCTAACAGAATAACAAAAGGAGAAATCATCCCATCGTCATCTTCTTTATAGAAAACTCCCCATGTAGTACACGCAGAAAAGTCAGCTCTTTGATTTTTCATGAAAGCTGTATCCCATGACTGGATAATAAACTCACAGTCAGGTGGCTCTCTGTTTTCCCACACTTGCCACCACTCACGCTTAACCAAAGCTCCTTCTTCAGAGGTTGGGTCTTGCTGATACTGTGCCATCCATTTACTGTTGGGTAGCTCGGCTTTCAAAGCCTGTAACTCTTCCATCTTCCAGAATTCTGCCCACAAGGGGTTTCCAGAAGGCATGATTGCAGGAAGCTCTATAACTTCCCACTGGTCAGCACCGCCACGCTTTATACTAGCATCGACTACTTGACCTGTTAAATCTTTGTTGTGCCATCTAGTCATGACTACCACAATTGCACCATTCGGTTGCAAACGCTGTCTAGGACCAGAGGTGTACCATTCATAGGTACGATTGAATACATTGATGTCTGCAGAAGCTCCCTCTTGTTCGGAATGGGGATCGTCAATAATAAGTAGATCAGCACCTTTACCAGTTACCGCACCACCGACACCAATCGCAAAGTAATCTCCGCCTTGGTTTGTGTTCCATCTTCCAGCAGCTTTTGAATCTGACTGCAAACTAACATTAGGAAACACAGCTTTGTAATCGGCACTGTTGACTAAGTTCCTAACCTTCCTACCAAAGCCAACCGCTAGTTCAGCAGTATGGGCAGTCTGGATAATCTTCTTATCTGGGTATTTACCTAAGAACCACGCAGGGAGGAGGTACGAAGCAAACTCACTCTTGGTATGTCTTGGGGGCATATTAATAATTAAACGCTTCAGATCGCCTTTAGCGACTCTCTCAAAGGCATCCGCCATGATCTCATGATGTTTACCATGGATAAAGGCTGACCACATCTCCCCAACAAAGGTCATAAAGTCCTCATGGCATTTCTCTCTGCCTTTGGCTTTTTCTAATTCTTCTAATAGGGAAAGGAGTTCCTGCTTCTGATCAGCAGATAAGTTTTTAACTTTACTTAGTACATTCTTATTCATACTTACTATCTAGTATATACCTAATAGGTAGTAGCTCTTAAATAAAAAAACTTAATAAGTAAACATAGGTAGGCACTCATTAAGTTATTACTGGTTACTAGGTATATGTATCTACAGATTATACAATATTGCACGGCTTCACATAAAAAGCAACCCTCAAATTTTGAAATATAGTATGGGGGGGGTATGAAACACAGTGTTTACCTATAAAAACAGGGTATATGGCAAAGAAAGATAGCAAAATGCAATATATAATAGGGGGGGTCTATAAAATTATGTCATATTATGTGCAAAACACTATGTATATATGATAGCAGGTACTTGCATCTGTAAAGGTGGTGTGGGGGGTCTGTCTCTGCTCTAGATCACAGCATTAAAAGGGGGGTTTATTCTGCTGATTCTCTCAACAATGCTTCTATCTTGCTCTCTATCTCACTCTCTATATCATCACTGGTTCTGCTCTCCTTGATCTCTAAGGTATCGCTGAATAGATTGACTGTCTTGCCTAGTAACTCTAATGCCCTGATTCGTGAGCTGTCACTCTCTGCATCCTTAGACTCTCTCATAAGCTGTTCAAGAACATAGCTCCTTGTTCGAGTAGTCGAAGCAACTGCATTGGTCTCTCTGCGTTCAAATCCCTTAGTGATGCTTAGCGATATCTTAGGGTGAGCCATGAGCCTACTAGCTTCCACCTCCACCCACTTAGGTATCTTCCCTTGCTTCGTTAGAGTGACATCATAGACATCTGCATAGACTTCTTTAAAGCTTCCCAACTTGCCCTTGATTATTCCGTCCACGAATGCCCTCTGCTTGATGGTTAGATCATCTTCTTTTTTGATGAGTTTTAGCTTTGGTTTTTCGTCCTGAGTTTTGTCTTTATCCATGCTTAATATTATCTACCAGTAAGCAGAGTTTCGTAATGCTCACATACTGCAATCTAATAAGATGTTGCATTGATGATATTCATGGTGTTAAGGTATGCACATGACAACGAATATAGGACAAATTATCGAACAGCATTAATCAGCTATGCCTAGCCTGTTCATTGCGAATGGGAGAGTAGATAGGCAAGGAGGTCTCTAGATTTACCTCTTCAACTCACAAAAAGCGTTCCTGATGACTGGGTGTAGATTTGCAATAGGCAAATATCACACTACCCCACGAGGTGTAAAACGATACTCGAAGAAGCTGATGGCAGTCCTCCAACTGTCCCTGAATTAACAGGCTGAATGAGAATCCAATTACTGGGTTCAAGAAACCTTGGAGGGTTTGAATATGTTGAGAATAAATAATGTGAAAGGTGGCTTATCTTTTGGTAAGCCTGAAGCCATTGTAAGAAATGGAAAAACTTTATCTGAGATTGGTAAAGTAAAAATGACTGATCAAGGAGAGATCATAGATTCTTGGGAATTGAAGTCATTGTCTGAAGTTAAAGAGGGAGACTTCTTTAGACTTAGCGAGAATGGTTCTGTTTATATTCGTGAAGATTATGAACGAAGCCTTGGAAAGTATCGAGTCACTAAAGCTGAGAACATGAATGCTGAGACCTTTAAAAAAGGAAGTGTGATTGTTCAAGTAGGGTTCGATTACTAATGTGTTTTAGGGGGGGAGAAATCCCCTCCACTGTATCAGGAATTAACCTGACTGAAGAGCATCCTGTAATGGGATATGCGAAACAGAAATTTCTTAATTACTTGGAGGTAATTATTATGAATAAAGAAAAACTAGCGAATGAATTATCAACTTTGGTTGGTGAGCAACTGCAATCAGAAATTGATTGTGGAATGGTGGAAATTAAACAGTCTACTGATGATGATGGAATGATCATTATCAAAAGTGTTGAGATTGGCGAAAGAGTGCATCCTACTGATAACGATAGATTTGATTTTGATTTTGATCTATCAACTCTTAAAGGTTCATGCACTGAAAAATCAACTGGTAAAGAAGCTGACCCTGAAGCAATGAAGCAATGGTTTAGTGAACAGGTTGTTGTTGCTAAAGATAAAACAGGGCGATTTGATGTCTCTACTTGGTTCTGCATAGGACACCATGAAGATGAGAGCAAATTTCCATTTATTAGCACTGATGGTCTTACCTCGTATAGCTTGTTAGAAGAGTACGAAGATAATGCGTTTCACACTGCATTTCATTCATTGTTAGAACGATTAGATTATGAGCCTTACTCATCATGTTTATTTGTTCGCAATTAGCCAACTGACGAGACTGTGAAATCCAGTCGAAACTAGATAGCATTTTGTTATCTAGTCTTGGTATTCACAATTATGTGAATAACTTTATGACCTTGGAGGGTCTTAATTATGAGAAAAGTATCAATAGAAATTGCTGAAGCATTTACTGAAAATGTAAATAAAAGAATGGGAAATACTATTATTCATCCTGTATCAGAATGGTCGAGCAAAAAACAGCAAGGGGTTTTCTTGCATGACAATAAAATTGCATGGTGGGAGAACAATAATCCTAGCGAAAATTTAAGTAATAATATTCACTTATGTTTTTCAATGTGTGGGTGGGATACGCCAACAACAAGGGAGAGATTAAACTCTATTTTTTCCTATGTTTTTGCATCTGATTTTGTTTATCTTAAACAGATCAAGGGAGAGCAAAAATTATTCATTAACGATAGACAAATAGAGATAAACGAAAATCTTAATTATGTTATTCGTTCTGTGAATGGAGATGTTTTCCTTGATGACCCTATAAAAAATACAGGGTAAACCAACTGATGAGCTAGTGAAATCCTAGCGAAAACAGATAGCAATTTGCTGTCTGTTATTGGTAATTAAACATGACCTTGGAGGGTCAAAAATTATGAAAAACTTAGAAACCTTAGAAGTAGATTTGAGAATAAAACTTGAATCTTATGTGGGTAGAAATACCATGATTGAGGAAGTAATTCCTCATGACTTGGATGCTCTATTTGAGATAGTGAAAGCTAATCCAAAAGAATTTCATTTTGTTATTAAAGATATTAGACAAAAGATTTCTATAGTCTTGCAACAAAAAATTGGAATGAGATAAACCAACTGATGATGACTGGCGAAACTCCAGTCGAAATTTTAAAACAGGTAGCAGTAATGCCCTGACCCTTGCGAGGGAATCTTGGTAGTTACTGGTAAATAATATTTACTGGTAGCTGAAATTAACTTGAATCATTACAAAAAAGATGGAGGTCTTTATTATGAAACCAAGTCAAGCATTACTGTCGATTAAGGCAGTTTTAAAAGGGTCTAATACTCCGTTTCTCCTAGGAGGAA